AAATGTAAGGCTTGTAAGGGGTTTGGCTTCATTCGAGATGATGGGTGGGGGCATATAGATAAATGTGAAATGTGTGATGCAGAAAAAGGAGCCAGCCATGAGTGAGTTTGAGGGTAAATCTGGAAAGTGGGCTTGGGAGATTCAAAAAGAACAACAAGCGAAAGTGGAGGAGCTGCAAAAGCGTTTAGATGGGGCATTAAAAGAGACTCAATATGCTTTGCAGTATGTTGAAGAAGACATGCGCGGCAATCATGAATTTCTACAAATGGCAATGATTCGAACCCTTAAAGCTATAGAGCAAGTGCTCAAAGGTGGTGCTTGATGTCATCAGTCAGCATTGCTGAATACCGCAAGTTATTTCCGATAAAGAAAAATAAAAAGCGGCGTTCAGCAAAGCAAGTTGCCAGACAACCAAGTGTGGGTGAAATGGTTCTGGCAACGCATTTAAGAGCATGCAAGATCGGTTTTGAACAGGAATATAAGTTCCATCCAAAACGCAAATGGAGAGCTGATTTTCTGATTACTGGTACAAAAATTTTAATTGAGGTGGAAGGCGGGATCTGGAGCGGAGGCCGTCATACAAGAGGTAAGGGCTACATAGGGGATATGGAGAAATACAACTCCGCAGCAATGATGGGTTTTACAGTTTTACGGTTCAGTACTGAGCAAGTGAAAGCAGGCGTGGCGATTAAACAAATTGAGCAATTGGTGGGATGATTATGAATATGGCAGCGCAACAACACATTTTACAAGCGGTCAATTGGTCTAAATATAGTTTTGAAGAATGGTGCCGACAGCTTGGGGCATGGCTTAACGGCGATACTGAAACAATGGTCAAAATAGTTAAGACGATGCCAACTAAACGCATCACTCAACAGCAACGCGAAAAGTTAATGGCTATGTATATGGGGGATGAGAGTTTAAAAGATCGCTTGTGTATTCGCCGTAAGGGTACTTGTTGTGAGTTAAATGACAATGAAGCGCGGGCAATACATAAACTCCTACTTGATCTTCAGACTATCGAGGATGAGATTGTTAATGAATGGATTGGGGCAATCTGGTGGCATTATGTAATGGGGGAGTCTATACGAGACATCGCAAAGAGTAATGATACTTATGGGTCGCAAATCCAACAGGACATTAAATGCGGTTTAGCATTTATTAAATCTCGTTATCCCCATTTTCAATTTGATAAGTTTATAAAAACAGTTGTAGTTGAAAATCAATTTTCTTGACTGTAAATACAGGGTGTGGCATATTCGTGCTATAGTGTTCGAAGTGTAAGTAAAGCACTAGTATTAAAGCTCATCATTTGGTGGGCTTTTTTGTTTTGTGTATAATTAAATATTATTAATAACCAAGAAGATCGCAAAGAAATGAAGAGTGAAATTATCGATAAAATAGAATCTTTTCTTAGTTCTCAAATTCAAATGTTCGAAATGTTTGGGGAAAGTAAACAATTGGAAAAGCTCAAGGAACAATTGAGTCATTTTAAAATACGAGAACATGTTATAAATGATGGATTGAAGCAAGGTCTTTCTTTGGAGCATATGGAAAGATTGGTTCTAAAATATCTGAGATTAATGCTGATAAATATTGGTTATCCAAGTGATGAAGAATTCATAAAAGAGCTAGACAAGGAAATTGATGAATATACGAATATTTTGGGTTATCGTTAATATTAAATATTCATAAACCTATAGATGACTGAGCATGGCTTAGTTATATGCTATAGTCCAGTCTAATTAAAAGCTGGTTAGCAAAATGAATATCTGTGTTGGTGGTGATTTGGATGGGCAAGTGATAGAAAAAGAAGGCAGATTACTAAAAGCTTCTGACATTGATCCATCATTCAAAACTGAGTACTACAAACAGATTTACAACCGTGACAATACGGTGTTCCATTTCTGGTTACCAATTGGATCTGACTTACATGACATGTCAGAGAAAGTACTAACTATTCTTAGAGCACCTAAAAACTAGTTTTATCGTTTGCCGGACGTATTACGGCACAAGAAGCTCCGCTACATACTAGTTATTGGCGGGGCTTTATATTTTTACAATTTCGAAATATATTATTTTTTTTAATTTTGGAAAAGAATAATGACAGTAGAAAATAGAATTGAAGAGGCTAGAAGGAACTATAGCGAAAAATATGGTACTGAACCTGAATTTGTTTTAATAGAAGCAGATGCGGCCTCATTCATTCATGGTAAACGTTTTAATGGTGGGGATATGGCTAATAAAGATTATACTTTAAAAGCTGTAAATCAACTCAGTGGTTGTATACCTATTTTAGTTCCCAAATATGGTCATGAATTTAAGTTATTTGAAGAAAAAGATCTTCTTCAAGCAATAGAGCAATTTAATCAAGGTAATATTGAAAATAGATGTGTAAAGATTAAAAAAGAAGTACCTACAGCTTGGCTTGATTCTCCCCTAAAAAGATCAATAGCTAATTATAGGCTTGAAGTTGTTGAGATTCCTGTTTCATATGTAGATGCTTTTATGACGTATAAGGAATCGAAGTCTAGTTAATTATAAGCCTCCGAAAAGGAGGTTTTTTTATTTCTGGAGTAATTATGAAAAACGAAGTTGGCTTTCATGTTCCTGTTCGTCCAATGCCTCCAGAATGGCTTTTTGAAATGGATACACCAAACTTTGCACCAGCTCCAGAAATATGGGAATGGATTAAACAAGTATTTCTAGATCCAAAATCGAAATTATTTAATCCTGATCACATGCACTTACGTTCATTTCGATATCCCGATATTGCTGTGATGTGGGCTAGATCTGGCTTTAAAAAGCAGGGACGTCAGGTTATCGGTACTACTGAAAAAGTCATGATAAATGCTGGTGGTTGGAAGAAAGAACGACAAGAAGAACAATACATCCAGTGGTTCAATTATTTACCTGAATACTTAATTACTTTTGATGCTTCATATTCACGTATAGCAAGTGATGTGAACTTTTGTGCTTTGGTTGAACACGAGCTTTATCACATTGCACATAAGAAGGACCAATACGGAACACCAGCATATAACAGAGAAACTGGTATGCCTAAGTTAGCTATTCAAGGTCACGATGTTGAAGAATTTACAGGTGTTGTTCGCCGATATGGAGCAACTGAGGATGTTAAACGAATGGTCGAAGCAGCTAATAAAAGGCCTCAGCTCACACGTGCTGATGTTCATTACGCTTGTGGCACTTGTAACTTAAAGGTGGTTTAAATTTTTTTTGCCACTCTACTTGGACGTACTTGGACGGATAGAGATAAATGGCAAGGCTTAATAAACGGGTGAAACTCTATATAGTACGGTCACTTGCTACCTATGAGACACCTAGTGAAACAGCAAGAGGCGTCCAAGAAGAATTTGGTATCACCGTAACCAAACAGCAATGTGAAGCATACGACCCAACAAAGAAAACAGGGCAGGACTTAAGCGAAGAATTTAAAACTGAGTTCTACAGAGTGCGCAAGGAAATGAACGACAACCTTAGCGCAATCCCAATCGCAAATATTGCCTACCGCCTCAAGCGTCTACAACGGTTCATCGATCATGAACAATTCAAAGAAAACCCAGTCATTGTGCCGAGCCTTTTAGAGCAGGCAGCTAAAGAGGTTGGTGGACTTTATACCAATCGAAAAGAAATTACAGGCAAAGACGGCGGTCCAGTCCAAACAGTTAATTCAGAAATTCCAGTTCCAATGGAAGATTACTTAAAAGCGCGGAGGGAAGTCTTAGATGAGTACTGATGCGGCTCGGGATAAAGCCATCCGGATCGAGGCGCAAGAAGATTTATATTTCTTCACAAGGTACATGTTTAAGGAGCGCCGTGGTTATAAATGGATGCAGAACTGGCACCACTTAGAAATCTGTGAAGCTTTGATGAAAGTTTATCGCGGAGAGATAAAGCGGTTAATTATTAACGTTCCACCACGATATTCTAAAACTGAAATTGCTGTAATTAATTTTATGGCTTGGTGTTTTGGAAAGAAGCCTGACTGTGAGTTTATTCATATCAGTTACTCGGCAATGCTTGCCGCAAATAACGCCTTCCAGATTCGAACCCTTGTGCAAGAAGAGGCGTATAGAAAAGTCTTTCCCGAGCTTACATTGCGTGATGATAGTAAGGCTAAAGACTTCTGGAGAACTTCTCAAGGCGGTGTCTGCTATGCGACTGGTACAGGCGGTACGATTACTGGTTTTGGCGCAGGAAAACTTCGTAAAGGCTTTGGCGGATGCATCATTATCGATGACCCACACAAAGCACATGAAGCTTCATCAAAAACAATTCGAGAAGGGGTAATTGATTGGTTCCAAAACACACTCGAATCGCGTACTAACTCGCCAGATACGCCGATCATTGTGATTATGCAGCGACTTCATGAAGATGATTTAGCTGGATGGTTGCTAGGTGATAGAAAAGACGGCGTTCCTGTAGCTGGTGGTAACGGTGAAGTGTGGGAGCATCTATGTCTTTCAGCTATTCAGGAAGACGGATCCGCACTGTGGCCAGCAAAACACAATATCCAAAAATTAAGGCAAATGGAGCAAGCAGCACCATATGTATTTGCCGGGCAGTACCGACAAATGCCATCACCGCCAGCAGGCGGTTTTTTTAAGCCCGACAATATTCAAATTGTTGATGCTTTGCCTGCAGATGTAGTGAAACAAGTAAGGGCATGGGATTTTGGCGCTACAGAAAATGAAGGCGACTTTACAGCAGGTGTGCGAGAAGCTCTAGGCGCAGATGGTTTTACTTACATTGTCGATGTTACAAGAGGACAGCTTGGACCTGACAATGTAAATAAACGCTTAAAACAAACACAAAAATAGATGGAAAAAAGTAACTGTGCGAATACCACAAGACCCCGGTCAAGCAGGGAAATCGCAAGCTAGGGCATTTACAAAACTTCTCAGGGCTACAACGTGATAGCAAAACCAATATCAGGTGACAAGATCACACGTGCACAACCATTTGCGGCCCAAGTTAACGTGGGAAATGTACGAATGCTCAAAGGTGAATGGAATAAGGATTTTATTGATGAGCTTCGTCATTTTCCTAATGGCACACATGACGACCAAGTGGATGCAGCTTCAGATGCGTTTAATGAATTACATGAAGGTTTTGAAGCCTTCTTTGCTGATATGGGATTTGCACGATGAGTGATGTAACTTTTCAACATCCTGAATATGTTAAAAACTTGCCATACTGGCAAAAACTTGATGATGTTTGTGAAGGTGAAGATGCAGTTAAGGCTAAAGGTGAAAAATATTTGCCGATGCCAAATGCACATGATAAATCACCTGCAAATAAAAGCGCTTATGAGGCTTATCTTACCCGTGCAGTCTTTTATGAAGTAACAGGGACTACATCAAATAGTTTAGTTGGAGCAGCTTTTGCAACAGATCCAAGTTTTAAATTTCCTCCCGAACTTGCTCATTTAGAACGTAATGCAAATGGAGCAGGCATAAGTACTTATCAATTGGCTCAAAATGGAATTCGCCATTTATTGAAGCATTATCGTTGTGCTTTATATGTAGATTATCCTGATGTGCCGCCAGCTCGTAATCTAGCGGAATTTAAAGCACAAAAAGCCTATCCGATGATTCATTTACTAAATGCCCTTGATGTAATGAACTGGGATTCAATAATGATCGAGAACCAGAAAAAACTATGCTTAGTAGTTATACGAGAGGTAGTCTGAGCGCGGTGCTGATGGATTCAGTAAAAACGAACAAGAGCAATACCGTGTACTGCGTTTAGAGCAAGAGGACAATGGAGAATATACTTATTCCGTTCAGATATATACAAAAGGTGAAAAGGGTAACTGGGTTGGCGGAGATAAGAAGTTTCCAACAGATTACAACGGGAATTTCTGGACCTATATACCTTTTACATTTGTAGGTGCAATTGATAATTCAGAAGAGATTAAAAAGCCTCCATTACTTCCTTTGGCCAATCTCAATTTAGCCCATTATCGTGACAGTGCGGACTTTCAAGAGTCCGTTTTTTATATGGGGCAACCTCAATACTATGCGAGGGTGTGACTGGCAATGGTACGACCAGCCAAAAAACGAGGCATCTACATTGGAGCGAAAGTACTTTTGCCTTTACCTGAAAATGGTGGTCTAGGTATTGTTCAAGCTGATCCTAATACGCTTGCCCGGGAAGCCATGAAAGACAAGTGGGAAAAAATGAAAGAAATGGGCGCACGCTTATTGAAAAAGGTTCCGCAGCTAAAAAGACTGCTACTGAATCTAACAGTGATGATGCCGTGCAGCATTCCGTTCTTTCACTTTGTGTTGTGAATATGAATGAAGCTTTGTCTATGGCTTTACGATGGGCTGCCAAATACGTAATAGCTAATGTTGATGCTCTTAATAAAGATGACCTGATGTTCGAAATCAGTCAAGAATTTAACAAACAAGGTTATTTAGCTGAGTTAGCTAGACAGTTATTTGAAGCAGCTCTACAAGGCCGATCTTCATTTAAATCATGGTGGGAATACAACCAAACAGGTATGTTCCCTAAACAAAAATATGAAGAAGAACTACAGAATGTTGAAGCAGAGCAAGATGGGACTTTAAATCAAAAGGTAGAGTGAGATGGCAACAGATATCAAAAAACTATTTGAAGCACTCACTCAGCACCAGGCCTATCTTTATCGTGCTTCATCAAAAACGGTAAATGAGTTATTGGCTTTATTCAATGATGATACGAGCAAGATGCTATCTAAGCTTCGGGATTTATTGGATGAGCTTAATGAGTCGGAGAAAGTTGCTTTAGCTGGTGGTAAATATACAACTTCAAAT